TTACACAACTGCTTTCATAGCATCTACTAATATATTTAAAATAATAGGTGTCATTTGAACTAATACATAGCCTAAGCCTGCTCCTTGCATCATTGCGAATCCCTTTTCTTTATTACCGATCATGATAAATAATGCACCACCTAATACTACGACCATACAAACTGGATACGCTAAAGCTTGAACTAATCCAATTAACGGATCAAATGCAACTATCATTTTGTGGTACATATCCACTTTTCCAACAACCTCTACTGCACCATCTGGATAAGTTGAAGCTGCTAATGCTTTTGAACCCTTAACTAATGGTGCTAATATGACTGGTAAAGTAAACCCTGTGATTAATCCCATTTCTTTCGCTTTTCTAATTTCCCAATTTGTTAATGGTGGTTCTGCACAACTATCTTCTAATTCAACCGCTTTTCCTCTATTCATAAACTCTTTAATTGTATAAGTTTCTTTTTTTCTAAACATGACAATCTCCCCTTTATGCGAAGTCGCTAGCTAAAAATATTTGGTGCGGTAAATCATTACATAGCTCACTTAATTGTTTCCGTTTTAAATCTGAAGTTGTAATCCATACGAAATACGGTTGATTTTGACCGAATGAACCTCTATTTATTAACGTGCGGTATTTATCCATTTTAATCCTATTTTTAGCCATTGTTTGTGTGTTATCAACCTCCACTATATAAAGAGTTTTTTCTTGTTTAAATAAAGCGTCAGACACAATAGAAACAGTTTCGCTTTTCACCCTCCCTTTACTCGTCATTTTAACTTCATTCTTCCAGGTGTTAGGCATTCCATAAGCAATGTAAATTGTATTTCTCATAATATAATGATCTATATTCCCTGTACCTTTTCGCACTTTTGGACAATTGACTATTTCTCTACCTTTAGAGTTAAGGTAATATACGCATTTCCCATCTTTTTTAACGTTTATTCTGTCGGACATTTGAGTGAGTATTCGCCTAGCGTTTCTGTCGCTTTTTAGACTGTGAATTAGTTGTAATTGACTTCTGGTCAGATAATCCAACTTCTTCAAGCTCAAAAGTATAGCCTCCTCTCGTTGGATCTGTTTTAACTTTGAATGATGCATCTATAACATCCTCCTTTGAAAATCTTCGTAAAGGTTGCACTTCAACTACTTTCTCAATCATCCATTCAGGAATATAGTAAGATTGCATAATTTCAGAACGAGTACGTTTATAAATAGCTCTACCTTTTACTAAAGGTAATTTTTCAGCTCCACCTTCATCTAAAACAACTTGACTTGCGGTTGAAGTATCTACAGGTAAACTAATACGAGTGATTAAATTCCTTTTTACTTGGCTGCTTACAGTTTCTCTAGTCGGGTACTGTGTGCAATAAATTAAACGATAACCAGCCGCCCTTCCTCTCCTTGCAATATCTTTTAAAAATTTCTCACAATCAATTTTCAATGATTTAATTACTTTATCTTGCTCACCATCAGAAGATAATTCAGCAGCTTCATCCACAATGATGAAATGACGTTTTTTAATTCCTAATTGTTGTACATTCTTTTTTCGTTTTATTCTTAAATTTTGGAATACTTCTTCCATTTCAACCACTACATTATTTAAAGAGGTGTAAGCCCCTTCAACACTTGAAGCAAAATTTATAGTTTGTTTAATTCGTTCATAAGGAGCAAATTCCAAACCGCCTTTTAAATCAATTAGCGTAAATTCAACATCATCCTCATGATTTAAAAGTAAAGTAGTGATAATTAGGTTAATTACATTACTTTTTCCCATATCAGTCGCTCCACCAATTAATATGTGTGGACCTTCTTCAAAATCATGCGTAATCTGTTTTCCAAGCCCTCTGCCTAACGCAACTTTCCACCCTTTAACTTTTTTCATAATCTCAGGTGTTACTTCATAATTCTCTTGTAATCCTTCATCAAACACTTTAATAATGAGCATTCCATCATAATTCATAGTAATTTCTTTGTTTAACTGGATTCGTTTATTAAAAATCATTTGTAATTGGTTAATGATTGTTCGATCAAATTTGAGGTGTTTAAAATCAGCTAATGAAATTTGATTCATACTCTTATTATTTAATCCATCTTTGAAGACTTGCATTTTACTATTGAAATCTTCAAAACTTAAACCTAATGGAATTTTAAAAACATACTCTGTGTATTTTTCTTTTTTGTTGTAATTTCTTCTGAATAATCTTATTTTTTCATCTTTTTTGTACAAACCGCAGTTATCAGCTATTTTGATTATCTTGTCACCATCTTTACTGAAATTCTTTTTATGGTAAGTTGCTAAACCAGTGATTCCTAACGCACTTAATGTAGTTAAAGTTTCGAATATCATCTCACCACGCTCCTTTCTGTATTACGTAGTAATAGTTGCGGAATTTTGGTAGAGGAGAATTAGTTGAATATCATTGTCGTAACAACATTTCTGACATTCCGTTTCGTGTGTTTTTCGTGGTAAATTTTAAGGTATATTAAATGGTATGTTAAGGTGGCTTGGGTAGTTACCTATTTTTTTTGAAGGACAATCAGTTTTTTTGAAGAATCATCTTAATAGGTGATGAAGCATGAAAAATAAGTTAAGAATGATTTTAGCAGAGCGTAAAATTAAAAAAGGTGAATTCGCTAAAATGGTTGGCATTACACATTCAACATTAACGTTAATTAGTAAAGAGGAAAGTACACCAACATTACAAGTAGCTATGAGGATCGCACAGACATTGGAATTAAAAGTTGAAGATATTTGGTATTTTGATGAATAACTCACTTAGGTGGGTTATTTTTATTAAGAGGAATTTTGTGCGTTATCAAGAATATATATGACTTAGCTAAAATTAAGGAGGAACATCATGTACACATTTTTAGAAGTAATATCTATAATCGCAATTCCTGTTTTTATCATATTAGGAATTATTGCCTTACTAAAAAAGAATGGCAAAGCGAAAAAGAATTTTATCATATCTGGTGTAGCAATCTTAATATTAATTGTTACTGCTGCTGTAGATCCGTCACTTGAAACAGATAAAAAAGATAAAGTTGCAAAAGAAACTAGTACTAAACCAACTGAAGTTAAGGATACACAAAATGATGAAGAATTGAGAACTACCATTGGAAAAGGAGTAATCGAGGCTTTAAAAGAGAATGATTTTGTAAAATTCACGGAAGAATATAAAAAGTTAGGATCTGATAAGTCCTTAGTATGGGATAAACTTATATACGGAAAACAAGTTACATGGACGGGTGTTGTCACTAAGGTAGGAACTAGTCAAATGTATGTTTATGGTACTACCGATAATTCTGATAAGAAAGAATACTACACGTTTGTTGCAAAATATAAAAATCCTGAACAATTTAAGGAAGTAAAAGTAGGAGATAAAATAACCGTTACTGGTGAATTAACATCTCGTGGTGATTATGAACTAAATTTACACTGGAAATTATATAACGCTGTTCTGAAATAAAAAAACTAGGTGATTTTTATGTTTCCACAAAAAATAATATCGAATTCTTTATTGACTAAATATTTAGATAGAGAATTGGTATTGATATAGGTTTGTATGGTAAGATTAGTTGAGTTCAGTTTTTATTTTAGAAAGGAGAGCAACTTTGTGGGCTCTAACCTTTAATATTTCAGAGGTTGACTATCCGAATCAAAAGAAAAGCCATTCAGGCTGGGAGGATTTATAATTGTCTAAAATTGACCTACTGAAAGAATTTATTATCAATAAAAACTTAGAAATCGTTATATCTAAACCAACTAACACCTATACAAAGTATTCATACAACGGATTTGATGCTGGAGAAGTTTATAATAATGACAGCTACAGAATTTCAATAGTTCGTGGATCAATGGTAGAAAGAATATTCCGTAAACGTAAATACAAATTGAAAATGGCCAAAGATAACAACAACAATATAGTTGCTTTCTTTGATCTTGAACAAGCTGAAGATTTTATACAGGTTAAAACACTTCTTTTAAATATGGCCAAATTAGTTAACAATGGACTTCGTGAAAGTATGAAACCTATAATTAACTAGATTTAATTAAATAAAATGATGGAGCTCACTTCCGTGGGCTCTTTTTCTATCGAATAGAATTTGCTAAAGTTTCTATAGAAAATATTTTTGGAGTTTTAACCATGTTTCCACTAAAAAACTACTATGAATATCGTTCATCAAGAAAGAAATAGTCGGAATGTAAAAATATTTCACCCCTGATTGTTTCAGAGGTATTCCTTTTGTTATAATAAAGATGGTGATTGTATGATTAAAAAAGGGATATGTTTATTTTGTCTACGAGAAACAGATGTTGCTCCGATATTTGGATGGGATGTAAAAGGTAGAACAAAATATTATTGTCAAGATCATTATTTTGAGGTTAAATCCTTTCACAACAAACAAAAAAGAGAATTTATTAAAGCATTTGAGAATGAGAACGACAGAAAGTATTTAAGTAATGAGAATTTGGAATTGTATAATCGATTAATGAAAAAATAACCCTGCGTCCAAATGGATACAGGGATTTTTATATTTCATTCTTGTATATCTGTAAGAATTCCATTTTCAAAGTATAAGTATCTATTATCACTATAAACCCATTGTTCATTAGTTCCGTATGCATTTGTAGTTTTGTTAATACTTTCAGGTTTTCCCCAAGATGTATTAATTACTTCTTCTTTACTCATTCCTATTTTTGGTTGTATATTCTCATTAATTTCTGTTACTTTTCCTTTTTCGAAGAATATAAACTTACCTCCTGGATAATACCAAATCTCATAATTTCCACCATTTGCAATATCAGTAGATTCTCCCCAACTACTATTTTTTACTTGATCTGGAGTATCTCCAATATTAGGATTAGCTTTCTGTATTGGTTTATTTGCAATTTGTTTTGCTAGTTTACTTGATTCGGTTTCTTTTTGTTCTGTTTTGGCCTTTACTACTCCTTTATTATCGTTTACAGTTTTACAACCAGCTAAACCAGTTAGCATTGTAATTGCTGCTATTGATACAATTAATTTTTTCATCACGCACTCCTTTTTACCTAATAATTATTCAAATAAACTCTACATAAGTCCTCTTAATATTTTTCTACAATAAACGCAAAAAATGGAGTTTACCACTTAGTCAATAAAGACTGAATGATAAACTCCATTTTAAGTGATGTCACTTGCAAGATAACATTCAACTAAAATAATTTACTCCAAGTTTGTTGACCTACGAGTCCATCTACGGTGAGTCCTTTTCGTTTTTGGTACGCTTTTACAGCTTCTTCAGTTGCTATGCCGAATTTACCATCAACATTTACTTTTAATGCACGTTGGATTCGTTCCACATCTTTACCTTTACTACCCACTTTTAAAGGTTTACCTGGATAAGGAACAATGTCCTTCTCTATAAACTCCGCTTTAATAGAAGTATCAGGCTTAGAAGTTTTAGGTGGTACCCAATCTTTCTTTACTTCGAAATGCGGAAAGTCAGCTTGTTTCCAAGTACCACCCCATGTAATTCCTAACCCTTTAGCAATTTCACCTGCTTTTTTAAGAGTAGGAGAATCATATAAATCTTTCGGTTTATTGACAGCAATATCCCATGCTAATCGACATGTATGGTTACTTGAACGAGTCCATGTAACTTTCTCACCTTCTCTTGTTCTACCATAAGAATAAAGATAATCTTGTCTGGCTTGTGAACGATATGTTTCTGTAATGAAAATGTCTAGTTCTGCTTTTTTACATTCATCAAGAAATAATTTAACTGCCTTTTGTGCAGCCGGTAATAATTCATTAATATCTCTACAAGTTTTTGTTACATCGACCATATCTATCTACTCACCTTTCTTATTCACTTTGTTTTTATCGAAATACTTTGTTAAAAATCTAATATCAATTCCAATTCTCGACAAGTTTTCTATGATACTTGTTCCTTCGTATGCCATGATTAAACCTACTCCAATTTTGATTAAGTAGCCTTTTGAGGCTGTATAGGTATCCATGAAGACCATAAAAGCAAGAGTTACAAATAAACCTACTTTACGAATCATCCCTATGTAATTAACTGAGGAATTGATCTTTTTCTCTGCTGCTGCAGCTAAATATCCTGTAATAATATCGAATAAAATCATCGCTATCGCAATATACCAATAGTTCCCTACAATACTAACTAGACTTATACTAGTTATTCCCTCCATCTATCTAACCTCCTCAAAAAAAGAGCTTCTGCTCTCTCATTTTTAAAATTTATTTATTAATACTAAGCATAAAAAAATACACCTACTCATTAGGTGCTTCGATTGGTTCTATTAACTTCACATCAATTCGAGAAAATATAACATCACCAATTAATACAGTGTTAATTTCATGGTTATTCAAGTTTTCATTCATCATAACTGGATCATAGGTTTCAACTTCAATTTCAGTTGTAATCCCACTATGAGTTATCACTCGTATTGTTTCCATTAATATGTACCTCCTACCCTACTCTGTATAAATAATCTAGAAATAATGTTAGCGTTAATTCTGCCTAAACTATTCGGTGAAATACTCACTTCATGCCACTGACCTCTATTGATTTTCCCATCACTATCCTTCGATAGATAAGGTATTAAATTAATATCTGAACCACTTATATCTGTAATTGGCACAGTATTTCCATCTACCTTAACTACAACATTGGTAGGTATATCAGGAAGTTTATATATGCCATGTTGAATATCGTGAGTATGATTAGGAATGGTCAATTCATGTGAGTGGTTAGGTATTGTAACCGAATGGCTATGATTAGGAATTGTAATGTTATGATCATGAGTAAAAGGACTTCCTGGTATCTGTACTTCATGTAAGTGATTACCATAGTTAGTGCTTCCAACTGCGTTTTCAGGAACGCCTGTCATAATATTTAATTGAGCAAATGTTTGAGTACTGGTGGTAGAAGTTGTACCTCCACCAGATGAAGTTGTTGTACTTGAACCCCCACCGGATGCGGTTGTTTGTGTAGTTGCTCCTCCACCTTTTGTGGCTTTCCCATATGTTCTAAAGTTATCAGTCTCATAATATAGCTTAAGTTCATTCACATTTACTAAATCGTCTGGCATATAAAAACGGATAACTGCAGGATTGTCTTGGTCGCAATTATCCGTATAATTATGAGAATCGATATTTGTAGCACCTTGTGAGTATAATTCGTTGATTTGTTGTCTTCTTTCCAAATCTGTAGTACTTGTTGATATATCATCCGTTAGATTAGCTATTTCAAGTTGTATATCTCCTGGATTTCCTGTCATATCATTTTTAGACTCTTTCAGTATCCTTTGTTCAATAACTCCTAATTCTGAGTGAACTAATCTGACGATTTTCCCCATATTTAATTCATCAATACGACTACCTGTAATTTTAGAAATATCTGCTGCAGAACCACGAATAGTTAATTTAGGAAGTTTCCATGATTCAAGAAGGCCGTTACATGTAGATAATAATGATTCAGCATCTTCAAATCTCTTATCTACAAATATATAAGACCTTAAACCATACTTAGCAATTGATGATGCATCCTCAACATAAGGTAAATTATTGTTTATTTTTGTAAACGTAAGTTGATTTACCCCTTCACCGTTACCAAGGCCATATATTCGATTAAATATGACTGTTGGATCTTCTTCAATTTCAATACCTCTTAAGTTCTTTCCTTGTCTTATTTCACAAGTTACAGTCGATTCAGGCTCAACTAAATTTAATGTCCAAGGATAATAAGTTGTATCCCATGTCCATTGATAAGACACATCGAAAGGTGTAGGTATTGAAAATATAGCAGATAATAAATTCTCATTCTCCCACGAGTAATCAAAACCTCTAGCGAAGTCGACTTGACCTATTTGCCAATGCTTAGTTGTTTGATTATTTATAAGTTGAACTAATGCCTGTTTGGTTGAATATCCACTTAGTTGGTTGTATTGAAAAAGCACATCGTCTAACAGTGTTGCTAATACATGTTCCATTTGATAAGTAACACTGTTATTTGATTCGTTTTTTTGTGTCAGAGAAGGAATTATTCTAAATAAACCAATATACTTACCGTCATCTTCAACCTCAACATAATTTAACGATTCACAATGTTTCCGTTTGGGATCATCGAAAGGTAAAGAAAAATCTGCTGTCCATAATTGGTTAAATGTCTTCTCATAACTAATACTGTATGCATTTTCAAGTCGAGCAATCGTTTTTAAAGATTTATTTAAAATTTTTATCATAACTACTCACCTCTGACTATTAAATAATTCCGATTACTTTTCTAATGTGACTAGTACCTGCAACAGTATCTGCTTGAATACTTGTAGTTGTAGGGAAACTGAAATCGATACGGTCAGCTGCAGCACTATCATCACAAACTATTCTAAAACGACTTGTTGTTCCTGTTAAGATCGCTACTTTAGGTATTGTAGTTGCAACCATTGAAGCTGTTGCACTAGAATTATCATTACCCATAACAATAAGGAAATTAAAGTTTTTAATGTCTTGTGATAGTGTAGCGCTTGCTCCATTAGTTGCTAAGTCCCCATCAAATAGGACAGTTTGGCCCGCTCCGATTTTGATATTGTCAATCTCTGTTGTATCACTACCACTAATTACAGCTGTTGTTCCTTTTTTATAGTTATGCGATACAATTTTATTTCCTATGCTGCTTCCACTAGAATACCAAGCGTTGTTATATTTAGGTGTAATAGCTGTGATTGTATCATCATCAAATGTGTTATTATTGGATGAAATTATTCTATTTGCTGCATAGTTTGCTGAAGTGGATATTCCGACTTCTTTATAAATGTTTTTGCTGAATTTATTATTATGTGATGTATCTAATAACAGCCCTGATTTTTGTGCATTTAATATTGTATTTCCTTTAATAGAGCTATCTTCCGTTTTATAAAGACTTATTCCGTAACTACCCGCATTCATAATAATGTTGTTCTCAACTGTGGCATATTTTTCACCGGTTAAATTCAACATGTTATCGTATGATGTATCGAAAACGTTATTAGTAATATTTATATTTTCACAAAAGATTGTATCAGCTGTCCCATACTGAGCATCTGAATGCGTACCAACTGCACGTATGACATTTTTAAAGACACAATCTTCAATATAAATATCTCTAGAAATAGTCAAATCGTATGATCCGAAACTTGGGAACGAACTAGCTGTCGCTACTTCTATTTGAATCAACTCAAAATTGGCTGATGAAGTATCAGTGTAATTTACATCTCCTAGCACACATCTTCTGAAACGTATGTTTTTACATGAAGAAACTTGGAAGTAATGTCCAACTTGACCGTTTTTAACAGTTATCTCAGTGAATGTAATGTTCTCTGCATGACCTAAGTCAAAGAATACTACCGTTTGTGTAGTAGCCAACGGATATAAAGTACCTTCTTGACAATTCAAATCAAATGTCCCACCAATGAAATGGATATTTCCATCGCCGTTATATCCACCACTTGCATAACTTGCATCTCCGATTGGCCCATTAGCAAACATTTTAAAATAGCTTCCGATTCGTTTCACTATTGCTTTAGGGTGAAATTCTACAGTTGTGTTTTTATAAACTTGAATGTAATTACTAATTAAGTATGTACCTTTTGGAAAGTATAATTTTACACTGCCATTTGTTTTTGCATATAAAAAAGCGTTTCGAATGGCTGTTGTGTCATCCGTCACGCCGTCTCCTTTAGCACCCAAAGATTTAACGCTGATCACAAAATCAACAAAGCCAGTTAAATCTGCAGTACTTACTAATTCATCTAATTCAGCTAATTTCCCATTAACTAATGTAGATTGTTCATCTAATCTTTCTTTCAAAGTAGCATGGGTATTCCCATTTTCGTCTATTCTTGCCTGTGCTGCCTCTACTGAAGAGTCCCCATCAATTACAATTGTATTTAATTGGTCTTGGAAACCATTTACTTTAGTAATCGCTTGATTAAGTAACGGATATGTTTGTCTTAGGGAAGCAGAACCCGGTATTAATTGTATTGGGCTATCTGGCATAAGTACTACCTCCTTCTATAAGTATTGATAAAGTAATTTTTCTTTTATTGTTAGATTTAAATTTGAACCATTAATTTGAATTTGATTTACTCCTGGTAATAGATCTATAAAAAAGGGAGTAATTAAATCTTCCACACCATTTTTGTAAATGACGTAGCTTTCTCCATCCACATTAAATGTCGTATTTGAAAACGTTCCGAAATTCATCACTATTCCATTTGATGATAAATTTACGTTATTACCAGAACCACTCATAATAAAGGTGTATCTAATTGCAACGTTTCCATTATTAATTACCTCAATTGATTGTTCACTGTTAATTAGTCTTTCAGATCCATCCGTCATCCATAGAATGTCCGAAATGATAGGTATATCAGAATCTAATATAATTTCATCAGATTGTAATATAAATCGTTTTAATGGTTTACGTGCAACAAACTCTAAGGTGAAAAAGGAAAATCCAATTATTCGGCTTGGTTCAACTTGACTAGAAACCTTTACAAGGTAATACTTATCTGTTTCATAATCAAAAGATAATTTTATTTCTCTTGGTCGTCTGTAGGGATCAAATAAAAAAGCAACGAACTCATTTAGTCTTCGCTGCTTTTCGTACATATCATATTCAATAAATCCTATAGGAAATGAGAATGAGCGTGAGCCAAACTCTGAACCAAAGTCCCATTCCCCGTCCATTCCAGGAATCGCCATAGTTTTATTTCTTAATTCTGGTGTAGCAGGATGTACATGTTCGTTTTGAATTTGTAATCCCCATTGACTAATAGGAATATCGTCTAAATAAATCAAGGTAGAACAACTCCTTTCGAACGAGAATTCATTTTGTTCATAATATGTAGTTCTCTTGCAATTTTGTGGATATCAGCTTCTTCTCTGACTACCATTTGTTGAATTACAATGCCACTTCCTCCATTACCCATTCGGTCACTAATCATATTAGCGATTGTACCTAAAACATTATCACTTAATGGTAACGCCGCCTCTGGTACACTAGCATCTCCAATACCTATTAATCTAGGTGAATTGGCTGGAAAAAGACCACCGTTTTTATACCAATCTACATTTATCTTCGGAACACTCATGCCACCTTTGGGATTAAGATCTAATTTACCACTCACACTAAAATGAGGAAGTTTTAATTTCGGTAAATCCCACTTAATTCCTTTAAATAGGTTTGCAATTTTAGTTTTTAATGCTCCGGCCTTCTCCATGATTTTATCCCAGTTTTTATATAAACTAACTCCTGCAGCTATGACCATACCAATAGGCCCTGTTAAAGCTAATAAAAGACCTTTGAAAGGGCCTAATTTACTGATTAAATTACTAGCCTTTTCTTTAATCGTATCCCAGTTTTTATATAACACTACGCCAATTGCGATTAATGCAGCAATGGCTGCCATAATTCCTAATACAATTAAAATAATTGGCGCTAAAGCAATCTCTGCTGCTGTAAATGCCCCGGTAACTGCTAATATAACTGGAGTTAAAGCCAGACCTAATCCGATTAGAATTCCAAGTACAGTGACAATTGCCGTAATAGTTGCTGCTAAAGTAGGATTTTGTGCTGCCCACTCTGCAATTTTCCCTACAAATTCAGCCACTTTAGTTAATAGTGGAGCAAGTGATGTGTTCATATCAGCAAGTGCTTGGTTTAATTTTACTTGTGGATCAGCATCCATAGCTTTAACAGATTCGTTTAATAAATCTTGATTATTCTTAAAATCACCTGTATGTTTGCTTGCATTCAATAAGGTGTCAGTAATTTTCGAACCATTTTCTTCATAAAGCGTTCCAAAAAATTTGACACCTAGTTGATTTCTTTTAGTCTTATCCTCGACTCCATTGAGAGCTTCAGCAACTTCAGTCATTGCTTTTTTCCCTTTTTCTCCACCTTCTGCAACCGATTTACCCCAAGACTGTAGTTGTTCGGCAGAAATTCCAGTTCCTTCAAGCATTTGTTTTGTTGCTTTATCAATTCCCGAACCAAATTCTGATAATACAATTCTACCTTCTTTGAGTCCATCCAAAAGTACATCAATATTCCATGTACCCGTCTCAACACCAGCAGCCATGATTCCTTGGATTTCTTGTGCGCTATATCCTGCCCTTGAAAGTTGGCTTCCGTATTCTGTAATGATATCTAACTGATCAGGAGGAAATCCCATCTTTAAAAGCGCATTCGTCATGGCCAATGCATCTTCTTGAGACATGTCCATGCTACTTGACATTTCATTAGTTTCTTGAATCAATTCTGTAAAATCTATTTCACTAAAAGCTCGTGAAATTGAACCTGCGCTTTTTATGATTGCTTCATTTTGTTCATTTGATTTATCAATGTTCAATGCGTATTGTTTTCTTACGCCTTCAAGCGCTGTCTCAACGTCAACACCATATGATTTAACGGTATTCACTGCTTTTTTTACTGATTGGAACGATTCTTCTGGAACATTAAAAGATACCTTAATCTGTGTATTCAGTGACGATGTATCTAACGATTTTTCAAGAACTCCAGCAATTCCGCCACCAGCTGCAAGACCTCCAATAACACCAGCTAATTCTCCACCTAAATCCTTTACAGATTTTTCGGCTTTCTCGGCATCTACTTTTATATCTTTTATACCAGAGTTATCATTTACTCTAGCTAAAGAGGATTTAAATTTTTTTAATGAACCCTCGGTATATTCAATTTCACGTCTAAAAGCACGATATTGTTCCTCACCAATTTCACCTTTATTAAACTGTTCTTGTACTTGTTTTTCAGCTTGTTTCAATTGATCTAACTTTTTAGTTGTATTTTCTACTTGTTGAGTTAATATTTGCTGTTTTTGAGCAAGTGCCTCAACGTTACCTGGATCAAATTTAAGTAAGCGTTCTACTGATTTCAATTCGGACTGTAAGTCTTTACTACGATTATTTACATCACGTAACGCTTTATCAAGACCCGTTGTTTCAGCTCCTATTTGGATATTAATACCCTTGATTCCTTTATTCGCCATTGTTTCACCTCACTTAAGTTATAATAAAAACCCTTACGATAGTATCGCTAGGGTTAAAAGTTTGACATATCACTCTGAGAAGCTTTTCTAACTTTTTCTTTTGCTGGCTTCTGAATCTCTACGTATTCATCAATGAAATCAATGCACATACCTATTGTCATGTCCTCTAAATCAAACTTACTCAGTCCACAACGATAAACAAGCGTTAGGAATAGTTCGGTAGTAATATTCTCTCCGCTATTCCCTTGCTCATCGTTGTTGCTTACTTTTTTTTTGATTGCATAGATGACATAATTAATTCTTGTAATTCTGGGATAATCTCAATCATTGGAAAACTGTCAAAAGTATCTAACCATGTCATTGGATCAGGAATATCTTTATCAGCTGTCTTAGCCATTGTCCAAGCGATATTATAAAACACCTCAAAATCTAATCCCTCTAAGTCTTCAATGTTTAAATTGTCCTTATTTAAGTCGTTCAATTTACTAATACTATTCAGTTTAATAATCTCAACAAAATAATCTTTACTAAATTGTGCTTTATAACGTAATGGAGTTGCTCCAGTAGACTTGAATCTGACTTGTTTACCATCTATCGAAATTGTTTTTTCCATGGATTACACTCCTTATTTTTCGTATACTGCTGAATACCAAGCATCATATACTAAAGCTGGTGTATCAGTAGTAGTTGACGTTTTAACTTTTCCATCACTCAAACGAGGAGCTGCAACCAATGATAATTCTGTTGTGCCAGGTTCTGATGATGTTGTTTTGGTATTGCTTGAAATTCCTGGACGAGTGACTGTGCAATTATATAAAACATGACGATTCGCTTTAACATCACCATCAAATTCGAACATGAACGCAATTCTCTTCGGTTTTGCATTGCTTAATTCTGTAAGAGTTTTGTCAGTTGCGTCTAAAATTTCACCTAAAACATCTTCACGAAAAGCATCAGTAATATTTGCTACAGTTAGCTTTGTGTCATAGCCTTGATTCGTACTCGCTGTGTAATATAAAGTATCGTCTGCGTAAAAATCAGTTTGCTCTCCTTTTGGTTCTAATGTTAAAGCTGTAGCTCCCGGAAAAGGAACTGGTGTACCATAAGTTTCAATTCCTCCAGTTTCTGTAACGATTGCATAGTATGCATTTTTAAGCCCGAAAACAACCTTATTTTCTGCCATATTATTTTAACCTCACTTCATAAGTTTTTTGAAATATATTTTCTGATTCTATATACCTACTAGATGATAAATAAGGTATCTCATTGTCATCTAATAGCTGTTCAATTATTAATTCTGTTGTTGAATCCTTTTTCTTTGTGTATAGCTCAATTAAGACGTTTATAGCCTTCTGATATACTTTGTTATCTGCAAAAAAGTTGTCTGTATCAGTCTCTAAGTAACAAATAAATGGCGGTACAGTGACAGGATTACTCTTAGTTGCTGTAAAATGCGAATAAGCCACAGGTAAACCAGTGACTTCAAGTAAACTATGTAATTCAGCTAATGTCATGACTGTACCGCCTTCTCAACTCGATCAGTAAATTCATCGATTACCTTTTTCTCCACAGGTTTGATGTGAACTTTAGCAGGTACACGACCTCCACCAACTTTTGCATGGCCTTTTTCTAAAAGGTGTGTTAATTGATGTTTCTTATTATGTATTACATAGTCATTACCTATCTTTTTCCTAGTCCATCCAGCAGCATAATCACCACCGTTCTTCTTTCTCTTTGGACTAGTTGCTTTTAATTCTTTCACAGCTTCTTTAGATACATCATTCTTTGCTTTTTCGATTTCCTCTTCTACTTCTTTTGAGTATTGAGCTAATTGTTTAGAAATTTCTTTAGCTATATCATCAATACTAGTCACCTGATCGCACCTCCACATAGAGCTCGATTGTTTCATCTGGTCGCTCATATGTCCTGTAAATGCTATAAATTTTATTTCGAAATTTAACCTTTGTTTCATCTTGATATTCAAATAAATGAACGACTAAAACACAACTGGATTTTATTCCATTTTGACCAGCTTGAAAAAATTCATTTTGTGTAACACTTTTTTTCTCACAATATACCTGTCTGCTAAAGTCTTCATTTTCAATTAATTGTCCTAATTCATCTTTAGTAGTTGTGATAGTAGGGAATAACAATATGTCGTTAAACAATTTGATCACCTTCCGTTTTACCACTATTACTGATTATTAAGTTGTGTAACCGATATTGTAAGTGTCTGGGCATCCCGTCAGCACTATCACGATTTTGATAACGCCATGTTGAGAAATCTGCAACGAACATAAGATGATAAGAATTAACCTCACTTAAAACTAAGCCTTGTTCCTCTGATAATTCTGTCAATATACCTTCAATGATTGCTAACAGATAACCATCTCTTACATCAGATGAGATACCTAAACGAGCCTTGACTAATTGTAATACCTCATATCCCATTTCTAACACCTACTTCTTTGTATCTGACTTCGCCTTAACTTCCTCAACAAAATCTCCTGCCTTTTTTATATCCTCAAAGCGATCCTTAGAAACGGTGAACACATCGCCCACCGCTCTAAATACCTCTTCGTTTTGGATTTGGCTTTCAACTTTATCAACAAAGTTTTTAAGTACTCTTACTTTCATTTACTTAACCTCCAAAACTTTTCAACTATGTAACTATTAAACTGATGGTGTGTAAGTGATGTAGAATCCAGCCTCAGTGTCTGTCTTCTCAACATCAAAACGAACGAAACCAGCTAATAATTCACCGTATACATCGTTATCAACCCATTTAACAGAAGCACGTTTACGGTCAAACAAAGTAACAGCTGCTTTTGGATCGCCAATGAAACCTTTTAAGTCACCAGGATTCGTTCCGATCATATCGTCATCTAATACAACTACTTCTTTACCGAATAATTTCTTACCTGATTCTACAGTAACGTCTGTTTGTAATAGGTAACGTCCATCTGCATCTTTAAGTGTGTCTAAAGCGTTGAATAAAGAAGATGAAAGAATTGCTTTTACATTGTATACTTTCTTGATGTCTTTATTGAACACAGCTTTAATTCCATCTAAACCAGTAACAGCTTTAGCAGTTGCAGTTTTTAACACGCTAGCAATAGCAGCATTTTTAGTATTTAATTCTTGATCTGCAATTTCAGAAGCAATTAATCCTGCAACATCATAATCAGCATCTTCAATCGCTTCTTGTGACACTGGAATATAACCACGGTAAGTTTCGATATCGTAAGGAACTTCTGTAATTACTGGTTTAGCTAGTTCTGAGTTAGCAGCTAATTCAGCAGTAGACACCATCTTGCTACCTGATTTTTTGATTACTGGATATTTACCTGCTCCACTAGATACTGGAACTACATTTACTAATTTACTTAAATCAATAGCATCTACTGGTGCTTCTTGTGGCTTCAACATTTCTTCAGGGATTAATGCCCCACCATCAACAGAAGTGAATCCTGCACGTTCTTGTCCTTTTGAGCGAACATATGCCTTAATACCTTCTCTAGCTTCTACATTTACTTTTTTCATTTGTCGTTGTCCTCCTTCAGGTTTTTCATTTTGGTTTGGTGTTTTTTCGTTTGAAGCTTCAAGTTCTGTTTCTAATGCTTCAATTTCTTTTTCTAAATTAGATTTTTCTTCTTCTTTAGCAGTTAATTCTGCTTTAATGTCTTCAACTGACTTTTCTACTGTTGCAATTTCTTCCTCAGTAGCATCATCAATTGCTCTCAAAAGTTCTTCTGATCGTTTATTTACTTCTTCAATTTCACTTACTTTTGCTTCTAAGGCACTACGTTTAAGTTTCAACTTAGCAGCCACAATTACTGGATTACTCATTTAGTTAACATCTCCTTAAGTTTCTGTTTTCTAGTATTTAATTTTTCTAGTTTGATTGTTTCAATGTCTTTCTGTCGTGCTGAAATTTCCGTTTGCGGGTATGCAGGGAAAGTTACTGCTGACACTTCGAATAAATCTGCTTCACGGATGATAAATTTAGTTGAACCATCATCACGCATTTGATAATCTTCTTTAACTGGAAAAAATCCGAAACTACACGCATTAATATCTCCCCGCTGAATACGAGCATAAACCGCCATTGCTTGTGGATCATTACGGTTAATTTCTACTTTTCCGTATAGTCCTTTTTCATCGGATTTTAATTCTAGAGTTTTATTTCCAGCTCTACCTAGAACTACGCCTGAATCATGATTGAACAAGCATCGAATATCATTCTTCTCTAAACTTTTAAGAATTGCTTCTGGTGCTACTTCTTCAAACACACCATCGTAAAGTTCTGTTTCCTCGTTATAACGAATGAAATAGCCTTCAAGAAATAATTTTTCCTCTTGTTCTTCTGCTCTAAACTGACTCGTTAGAAATGATGTCCTCTTCTTCATTCACATCACCCCCCTTCAACTTTTCTTGATCTCCTAATTGGCCAGCAGGAACGTAGTTTTCCAAGACAATTAGTTCTTCCATTTCATCGTCAGGGTCTAATCCAACCCAATCCCTCAGTTCGTTTCTTCGCATAGCGTTCATTTGAACCATTGAACCACCTGCACCTACTAATTCAGTTAAGTTGTAAGAATACAAGCTTCTAGGATTTAACTTGAAATACATTTTAGGACTGAATAGTAAATCTCTAGTTAATGTTTGAGCGATAACCTGTGCAATAGACATGATTCGTGTATTGACAAAGTTGTTATATTCTTCTTTGTTAAATGTACCTACACCCATAAAAAAAGCAGGTACTCCTATGAGTCCAGCTACTGTCTTTTTATCTAATTCAACTGATTCATTTATAGCTATATCAGTAAGAGATAGAGGTTTAACTTGTTGTACTTCTAATAAATCTGCTGGAATAATCCAAGGTTCTCCTGCATTCGTTGATTTTAAGTATTTACTCTTTACCGATTCTCTACCTTCTTCAGAGGTAAGTTCATCATTCATTGCATCTACTTTGACAATAACGTTTGGCATATACTTTCCACTCATAAAACTGTTCTTTGTCTTTGTGGCTTGCTGTAGGTTTTTAGTTATATCTCTCAATGCAATTCGATATCCTGTACCTTTATATGGAAAATTCGGATCAGGATTAATTAAAAAATGTATGACTTCATCAGGTTTGTATATTGTGTTGTTGTATTCGATATAGTAATCACCTTTATCATCTGTATAGCTAACTCCTGACATTTGAAAAGGTGTTAATTCTCCAATTAGTGTAGAATTTTTATCAACTCCGATATGCACTAAGGAATTACCATCTCCGTGTAAAAGTAAGTCAGAAACTATTTTATATAACCATGATTTACGAGTCATATATCTATAAGGGTTTACATCAAGTTTCCTTGACAACTCATTCCTTACACGCTTATCACCTTTGTCTGTATTCTCCATGAGATGAATTGTCATGTTGGAAACAAGGTCAGCGATTTTATCAACAGCAATTTTAACTTCTGGATTATCGGACAGTTTTGTATAGCCATTAGAAATCATGTCATAAAATTCAACACTCGCTAGTGCTTTTACTGCTGAATCAATTGATCTTTGTTGTTTTTTCCTTCCAAAGAATTTCATTTATTCACCACCCTTCTAGTTAACTATTTAACCATTTACCAACAGCAACACTGGTTGCCATGTCTTCTAGCATCTGACAACATGCAAATACTGAAGCATCAAACAAATCAATTCGTTGGTTGTCCATTACTTTTGAGAATTCAATCATGTCATCTGTCTTTTCAATTGCTTTTACGTTCTGGACACAATATTCAAACGCTTGATTCCCTAAGTAATATAATTCTTGATTTTTTGCCTTTACTTCTATTCGTCTAAAGCCTTCTGACTTACGATAGAAATATTGTGGTTGATCTACTATTTTGAAGCCTGATTGTTTCATCTTTAAGAAAAACTCTCTCCCAAATTTTCGATCAAATCCAACCATCTTAATTTTGAATCCCATTTTCTTCATGTTAATAAACCAGTTAACAACATCGTCATAATGTACTGTAGGTGTATTACTCATAGTTAAAACTCCATCGTCTTGCCAACCAAATAGAGGGATATTATCTTCTTCTGCTTTATGAGTTGCAGCTACAATTGGAAAGAATGCATGACTGATTACAATGTCTACTTCTTTACCATCTTTCATTCTGTATCGTCCACATAATGCTGAAGCCGTTAAATCGTGTAGCTTACTGCCATCAAATCCCCCATACCACGTGATAGGTAATTTGGCCAATTCTTCTAATGTCCATTTATACTGAGCATTTGAGTGCTTGAACTCGTTTATATCGAAGTATGCCTTTAACGAATTTGTAAAAATATTTAAAGTCTTATTTAAAAATTCCCCTCTTGTTTGAGGATCGTTCAACGCTAATTCAGCATCACGCATTAAATCATCCAATGAAACAGATACACCAAGAGAAGGATTTGCCATTTCTAAAATTTTAGGGTCAGTAAAATTTGGAACTTCACCTTTTTCGTTTTGATCTGCTTTACAAATAAAAATAAAATATTCGTCATCTACAATTGTTCCGTTTAATACCTTTTGACAATACTTCAAACGGTTTGCTAAAAATCCAGTAGGGATATCACCTGCTGTAGAAATCGCTATAAGCAACTTATTACGGTAGGCTTTCTGTGAATTTTTCATCAAGATATACTTTTTCGAAGATTTCCAAGTGTGGGTTTCATCTAGTATCAACAGGTTCGAGTTCAACGAATCAAGACGACTTTCATCGGCCGCTAATGCTTGAATAAAAATAGAGCCTTCATCACCAAAATTTTTAGTGATTGAATGCTCTTGGTTGTTGTCTCTTATTCGAATTGTTTTATCATTCAAACGGCTTATGTTATATTGCAAAAATCCAAATGATTCGAGAGTTTGTTTTAAACTGTTTGCTAGTATGTAGAGCTTTGAGCCACTTTTTCTTTCAAGAATAGAAAGTGCCCAACCTAACGCTGAAGCAAATGCTGTTTTGCCCTGCTTTCTAGGAATCATGAGTAGCGATTCGGAAAATCGTTTAAGTAAAGTTGATTGTCCATTTACATCTTTTTTAAAGAATCCTAGTAAATTAACAATGACAAACTTTTGCCAAGGTTGTAGCAATAAAGGAGTCCCTTTTAGAGGGATACCCAATAAGCTTTCACCTTGTTGGTGGGCGATAGTTCCTTCTATTAATCCAATTACAAAATCAAATTGATCCTGTCTGAAGTCTAAATCATCACGTTTTAAGTCATTTAAGAATCTTTGAGCAGATTGAATATTTTCTTGACAAGCTATTTTATTACCAGATACAATTGATTCTGCATATTCCAAAGCCACCTTGAAATTTTGCGAATCAATGTGTGAAATATTCATTTACATTCAACCCTGCTTGGCAAGAAATTGAGCAAGAACTGATTGCTCCTGTTGTTTAGGTGGCTCAACATTCAATGATTTTGGATTCAAAGTTAAACGGTCAGAATAGGAAGCAATATCCTTCCGTAATGATTCCATGGCGGTGTAAAGAGGTACTTTTCTCATGTTAGTTGCTCCAGCTTTATTTGTATATTCCTCTTCAACTTGATAGTTCGATTCCTCAAATTGAATTTCAAATGAAATATATTGATGAAGCATACCGGCATAAATTTCAATAAGCTGGTTATATTCTTTTTTATACGTCCCCATGTTTTTCATGTCTTTTATTATTTTATTTTCTATTTGTTTTTTTGTTTTCAATTTTACCAATTTTCTCACCTCATTTCTTTTCTTCTAATTTTTCCACACCCCTTTTTCGTCACGAAAGTACTGTGGAGGGAAGAAGCTCTCCCCCTCGTTCCCCTAATAACATATATTTTTTATAAAAAATAAGGGGGGACTCAAAAATATTCTAATTAAAAACTTTATCTCGAAATCTTTCTTGTAATTGCTTACCTTTTACAGTAATTTCATTTGTACTCCTATCATGAAATGAATTGTGACAAGTGTTGCAACAAGAATATAAGTTTGAACTCTTCATACCATATTGAGGATAATGTTCAAGAGGATATATATGGTGAACAGTTGTTGCTGTTGTACTCTTACCATATCGCTTACACTCTTGACATAGATACTCGTCACGTCTTAACACGTTATCTCTCTTCTTCTTCCATGTAGATGCCTTGTAGAAGTTAGTCATCATATCACCTTCCCAACCCAAATAAAAATGACACCAGTTCCATTTAGAAACAAAGTGTCATCATTGAAACTATTATTTAGTTATGAAACATGTAATCAGCTATATTATAATTATCATCTTTTTTTGATTGTTTAACCTCTTCAGCATAAAAAATTAATGTTCCATCAGTTTTTACTTCTGATTGTTTTACTTTAAAGCTTTTATTTTGAATCTGTACAATATGTGAATTTAACATCATTAACGCGACTGTGCCTGTTACTTGCTCTATGTATTTTATTTCGTTACCACTATCAACTGAATAAACAATTACATCAATATTTTGATTGGTCATTTCTTGACACCTCCTCCCTAATAAGAATCTAATTTACTAAATTCTACAAAAGTAAGAGATGTCCTTTATTTAACTATATCTAAAGTCCTGTTTTTTAAACTTTTCTAACACTTGATTTATTTCTAATTTCACGGTTGAAAATTGAATTATGTAAGTTTTGAGATTGATTAATGACTCGTTAGACCTATATTCTTCTATTAACTGATGTAATAATTGATCATTACTGTCATATAGTGCGTAAACTTTTTGCTTTTTCTCATTGTAACTTAACTTTTTAAAATCTAACCCATTCACTTTCAGCCAAGTAATTAAATTTATAGAGTATATTTTCATTTCAGTTGCTCCTAGCAGTGTATGTATAATTTAAAACAACATTTTGTATTGAACGGCTTGTAACACCTAGTAATTTCCCTTTTGCTTTGTACCACTCAATCTTGCTACCAGTCCAATTAATAAACTCTTCTCTAAGTTGTTGAGCAGTTTCCATTGACAATCTGATTTTATTCCAACTTCTACTACTAGAGTTCTTTTTATTTGCAGTTGAAGTCGCCAACCTTAAATTTGATATACTATTATTCTTTGTATCTAGTCGATTAATATGGTCAATCTCCATGCCCATATTACGCCAGTAGCTTTTCGGCGCTCCTAAATAGCTGCTCATAACAATTTCAGATAAATAAAGGTTATGTTTATTTCCATTATCATCAATTAAAGTAGTCATCAGGTATTTATTGTTATCTCCAGTACCTTTAGCTCCAATTAGTAACCATTTATTCGATAATTTTGACCAAACATTACCGGTCGGACAATGCACCATATAATTACTGAACCCATATAAAGGAGTCATTTCTCCACTTAATTTCTCAAAGCATAATTCTTCTTGCATCATTTTAAACACTCCATTTCATAATTTTTTCCATAAAAAAAGACAAGCGAGAATAATATTCGCCTGTCTGATTTGATATAAGTTCTTATAATTTTTAAAAACTGCCCACTTGGTAACATGAGTTCACTATTCATTTGGTGAATAGCGAAAATTTAGATAGCTTTTAAAAACTACAAAATATTGTTGCCCTTCAAAACGTCAACAATTTCTATATTTATATAAATAAAAAAAAGGAAGCAGGTTATCCTACTTCACCCTTATCAAACTCCATATGCTCTTCAATGTATCTAATACTTCAGTAACTATAGATATAAATATAAGACCTACTATTGTTATAACTCTAATAAACGCATATAAAAACACCATGAATACCACTAATTGAATTAAACTCATAATTAATTAACCACCTTATATATAATTCACCTTTTACTCGTTACTGTACGATCAACAGGCATCGAGTTAACGACACCTGCTCATACAGAATAAAAATAAACATATTAGGAGTTGCTAAATCTTTTATTTTAAGTCGGAGAAGTAGCTTACCAGATTGGAATACTGGGTACCGACATTTTTTAATTTTTTATATTATTTATACCTTACATAAAAATGAATAACTCACATTTAGGACTGATTCATATAATTATGGGTTGCTAAAAGTAGCTTAAATCAGTCTCATATGTCAGATATTCATAATCAGAAAGGAGTTGTTCCCAATATCTTAACTTATCTTTCTACTATATATAATGACTTTTAACCTATTTTTACAATTTTCCATCTAAAAAACTTTACAAATTTGATAAATAGTGTTATTATTAAAATTTTCCTTTATTTCAATATTAAACACAAAAAAGATGAGCCATTTCTGACTCACCTTCTACAATTTAACCTATTTTTTTATTTATGTATCTCTTTCTGTCTACTTCACTCTTACAACTCTTACATTGATCTTTGTAGCCATCGTTCTTCATCTTATCTACCGGGAAGTTTCGTTCATTTAGCAACTTATCTTCTCCGCATGTATTACAAGTCTTATAAGCCAGATGTAGCTTATCAATCCCATTCAGATATGTGTGTACTAATTTTGTGCTAATCTTTTTAAATAAGCTCTCTAATTGCCTCACAGTTAGACTGTGTTTCATGAAAATGTAATCTACAATAACATTTTTTATAACAGTCATATCTTTTACACACGGATAAATTTCATCTAATTCAGCTTTACTAAATACCTTTCTGCCTAATACTAAATCAACTATTTCTCTCTCACTTTTAGTTAAATTAACTTGACCTAATAATTCCTCAAAGCCACTTAAAATGATATGAGTATAGCTACCCGACTTAATCATTTCTTTTAACTCTGCAAAAACAGAGCTTCCATTTTTCATTTTGAAAAGTTTATTTACATCTTCTACATTTGAAAACTCAAAATCTGCAAATGCTTCATCAAATATATCTACATCTGATTTCGTGTTATTACTTCTTATAGGTTTTCTAATCGCTTCCTTAACTTGGAACATTTCGTATGTAAGCTCATTGATCCATTTACGTAAGTATCCAGTAGAGTTGATGTAACCTAAATATTCTTGACTTACATTAGGAATATCAGTAAAATTTATATTAACATTTGTATTATCATCTGTGGAGTTGTTTACTGTTGGCGCAGCAGACAGCTCTTTTAATCGTTCTTTTAGTTTATTAATTGCATCCTGATATTTGCTTAAATCACTATATTTATCAAATTTTTTAAAGTCCTCTTCACTCACTTCACGTTTTAACACTTTAGTCACCTTAGGATTATTATTTGCAACTTCATTTTCCAATTGATTCAGGTGAATACTTCCAGTAACATTATACTTTTCTTCATGAATGTAAACTTCACGAATACTATTATTACTCTGAGCATTCTTACTTAAAATAGTTTTATCGTCATATTTTTTGCTCATTCTTTGAGTAAATGTTAAATCTGACTCTGCATCATTCAACATTTCATCTCTTACTTCGGCTTCTTTATTCATTTTATCCACCATTAATATTTCATCTGCTAAACTTTCTAATGTTGTACAAAACCAGTCTTCCTCTGCACGTTTACAATTTTTCTTTTTGTGATTATGTGTTTTCGCATATTCCTCTGAGTTGATCATATCCCAAATTGCATCATTACCATCTAATTCATCATTTAATTGTTCCATGCTAATCAAACCATTTTTAACTTTACCTTTTAGACTATTAATTTCTGAAACTACTTGATTATTTGTGAATGTGCGGCTATTGCGTTGATCACGTACTGATTTTTCACCATAGTTGATGTAGCTTTCTACTTTTGATTGGTTGTTGTTTAAGTTTGTCATTTTATCTATCTCCATTTTCTGAATAATTTTGATTAATATATTTGTACCAGTTAGATTTCTATGTTATAATTGAAACAGTACTAAAAAATTATGTTAGCTACTTCTTCAATAGTTTTATCATGAACCATTTTCTTCTGAGGAATTGGTTGTTTTTCGTGTTCAAATTTACCAAACGGGACAGCTTTACCATTTTGAATTACTATGAGATTAGATTTAACTATTGTAATTTCCTCATCCATGAATTCGTATGGAGATTCAGCATTTAGAATATCTCTAAAGTTCGGATTATGTCCCCCGAAATACTCTTCATCTGGATCACTTTCAATCGGTTTATTTGAATCAATTCCTGCAGCTAACATATCAGCTATATCTTTTTCCTCTGATTTATGATTACGTTGCGGCCTCTTTCCAAATCCACTTCCAGATTTAACCTTTGATACTTTTACCTCGTCAACTTGAATAGGTTCAATTAGAATTTCGTTTTTCTTAGTTTGAATAGTTTTTTGTTTCTGATTGAATGGAGTAATTTTATAAACGTTACTGTCTTGCTGCTTCTGATTACGCCCATCAACAGTTGAATCTGAATAATTACCAATATTCTTGTAGATAACTCCCCTTTCTACTGCATCATCGATAATTCTAATAGCTGATCTAGTGTTAACTCCTAAAATATTTCCCCAACTACTGTACGAAAGTTTGCATCCTGTTTCCCATTTAGAAACAACATAATAAATATATAAATCTCTTGCAGATGAAAATTCTAATAGCTTGGTATATGGTATCATGCTGTAATTCATAAATTTATTATCTTCATCAACTTGTTTATTTTCAGAGACTCCATCATTCATAATTTCCATATCATTAATTGTGAATTCTAGTGTGCTATGATTCTTTAAGTCTTCATTATTTCTATGTGAAATGAAAACTTTTTTATCGATAAGTGACAATATTACTTCTTTAATTTTACCCATGTTCTTTGAGTCACCTTTGACAAATTTAACAGGTAATAAATCATTAATTGTATAGATGCAAGTTCTGATTGAATTGTCATGCCCCCTATACGTAAATAGAAATGAATAAATATAAAATTCATCCTCAGTAAGATGAAATTTTGATTTTGCAGAGGAAAAAGGATTGTAAGCTCTGACGAAATCATCACTAGTGAAATTTTTAATTAACATTGGTATTGCCTCCTGGATATCATTTAATTTTGAATTTAATAGGTGGGAATGTATTCATTCACGCCAGTTTTCTCTGTAATATGTTTCCTATGTAAATATGTTTCCTATGTATACTGTGTTATAAATGGAAAAATCTATACCATTCATAACACTACCTAGTGTCATAGATGGAATTTTTTTGCCGATTATAACATAACCCTAGTGTTATAAATGGAATTATTTTACCTCTTTTAACACTAGGTTACGCACTCTTCAACGCCTTGAATTCTTTAAAACTAGTTTGAAAGGTATCATCCGATATGTACATAAAGAACATTTTCATACTTGCCGGATGAATAGCTTTAGTTATGTAATAGATATTTTTAGAGCGTAAATGTTTAACTAGCGATAAATCGTAACAATAGAAAAATTTGATTTCATTTTGAATATTCATGGATTATTCCACCTTTAGTTTATTAATTAATTTTTTCTATTTAAGTTTGATTTAACATGTGATGAAACAATTTGTTACAACCAATTAAACCACCTCCTAAAATTTATTTTAATTACTGTTGACATCACCATATCTATCGTATATAATTCATTTATAGTTACATTTTTATAGTATGTTAATATCGCTACAATACTGAGTAATTGCATATATAACGGTAGACCTCTATCTTACCACGACTAGATACATTGTGTCTAGTCTGATTTGCATTTATTCTATAATCGTACTAAAAGTGCTTCAAGCTCCTTAATTTTGTCCAAGCTATATTTTCTATTGTTGTTTTTCCAACTAACTAAATTCTTATAGTTCCATCCAAGCTTATCAGCGATAAACTTCAATTTAATTCCTTTAGTTTCTAAAATGTGAATCAATAATACTCTAACTTCTGCTACTTTATTCATTATGATCTCACCTCCTTTAAGTTAAATTTAAATCATTTGCATATAAAAGGTTGCTTTACTAGGACAAAAAAATATTAGTTCCTACTATATATAGTCATTTTCTGACTAAAATAACATGATTTCATCTAAATTTGCTTATTTTATTTATGGGTATTTGTGAAGTTCATCGTAAATCTGACAAAACTCAGATCTAATACACACCTAACCTTTTAACGATGGTTCATGTAAATACCCTTGAACTAGAGATATAAGCAGTTTTCTTAGTGAAACTCCCTTTTTGCATGGGGAAATTCTAACAGAAAAATCTCTAAGTCCAATTGATGGACTTAGAAAATCAATCACTTTCTTAACTTCACGTAGTTCCCTCACTGTCATCTCATCAACTGTTTTTTTTTCGCCAGAAGAGGGTATACTATGTTGTTGAGTTATAAATTCTTGTTTATCTACATTTTCAGGTAATTGAAGAATTTCAAATATCTTTCCACTACCTAGTTGGAACGATGTCGTTCCAAGTTCTTTGTGAGCCTTAATAAAACGGTTTACAGTTTGTCTTGTCATATCTAAATCTTTATTACACCATTTATCAAATTCTCCATATCCTTTTTCTTTAAAAAGTTCATTTTTAGCGTGTTCTAACCTCTTACCAATTTCAAATATCGCTTGCCCAGCTACATTTTTATAACTGTTAATTTCTGCGGTGATGATGTTTATATCTGTTGAAAGTGTTAATTCATTCATTTTTAAATTCTCCCTTTATTGGATCTATAACAAACATTTAGTTCCCATAAAATCCAATGAATAATTTATACTTTTATTACACATACTAATACAGATGAGCCAGCTCTGCTCCTTTTCCATCATCCATGCAGAATGAACGGCTCATCTATTGCTATTTAAAGTAACAATTTGAAGTTATTGAAATATCAAATATAGAACAATTACATGATTATTTTTCACAAGAGAGTCTTACCTCAGAGAGATTCAGTTGTTTTTTATTTTTATAGTATAAATCCCTTATTTTTAAAAATACTTATTAATAAACTCCCCTGTTACACAAAAAAATAAAAAAATAGATAAGCTTTTAAAACTACACAAAGTTTTTTTACAGGGGAGTTCCTACTTTTCTAACGTAAACATTTCTAATTAATCCCATATAATGTTTTAAGCAGTTCTACATTTTCAAAATCACCTATTTTACATCGCTAGAGAAGTTCTTTTTTAGAGCTTCTTTTTTTACTATATAAAACTGTATAGTGTTCTCTTTTATTACAATCCGTTACTGTACCCCCAATAATATACGGCTACACAATGACCCTACCTTTCTATTATGGTAAAAAATATCTCCAAAAAATAAATATAGACAGAAAAGGAAATAAATCCTAATCCGTCTTTACCTTTGTTTTGTTATTGCTTATCTGGTTTTACTAAGATCATGGATGATTTATCCACAAAAAAATCTATACAAATTTATGATTAAATTTTACTCGGAAAAAGTTTCTTCTCTTGATGATAAAGGAATGGTTAAAGTGATAAACACTTTATACGAAGTATTAAATCTTATTGATCGTTTTTATAAAGGCATTTTATTCAGATACTTTTTTCAATGTTTTCATATCGTTAATTAATGAATTATAAAATTGTAAATAAAAATCTGAGTCTCCATCATTAAAACCATCTTTAATAAAACTGATATCCTGTTTCATTGCGCCAATATAAAGTTTTTGTTTATCACTGTTGGCCTGATCATTCAACTTAGATAAATCATTTTCTATTGTTTCTATTTTGTCCATTGTCTTAGTATCATTGTTTTTTAAATTGTCACCTAATGAAATGATATTATTATTCATAGTGTCATAAGTTTTATTATATTCTTTGTTGGAACTACAACCCATTAATAAAGCTATCATTGAAAGTGTTACAATTAATTTTTTCAATTGGATTTCCTCAAATATAACATTTATTACTATTGTATGGACAATGTCAATTATTTAGAAATCAATTAGAGTTTTCTTCATAAAATTAAATGAATAATTTATACTTTAAATACAAATACTTTTTATATAGGTCTTGCTTATTACAACCAATCGCTTATGTACCTCAATGACCTATGTACATCTGACTCCTGTCTCACGCATGTGGCAGGAGTTATTATTTTTTGTATAATTTTTTATAAAAGTCACACAATAACACAGATGAGCCAGCTCTGCTCCTTTTCCATCATCCATGCAGAATGAATGGCTTATCTTTTTTTATATAATTGAGTTAATTTCACGAATACCAGCCTTATGTACCAAGGCTTCAAAAGGCATAAAAAGAGAGAAACTCCCAAGTAAATGAGTTTCTCTAAAAATAGGTGAATAATAGGTGATATTGGATAAAAAAAATAAATGTTACTATACAATTATTATATAAAAATTAATTTTAATTGCTCTGGTTATACGTCTTTAAATCATATACAAATTTAGTTTACATAGACACTGTTATCGATAAAAAAAAAAGAGAACCAAGTTCTCTTTTTCAGGTGGTAGCAATGGCAACAAACTTCTTAATATAATATATTATTTTAATAGCTTTATTGTTTGGATTTTTTTACTAGTTTCTTACATTTAGTTCCTACTTTTCTTATAACTTATTTATCTTCATTATCTTCAACAACTCTATAATACTCCTCATCGATAAATCTAATGTCATCTTGGAACATAATCTTAGCCAGTTTTCGATAAAAATCATCCGAAAACACAACTTTTCGTGGATCATTTTGTTCAGTTATAACAACCTCAAAATTTTCACCATAAATTTACCCTATAATTTTTTGTCCTGTAAACTCATCATAACCATAATCCCCTTCTATTATCTCCCCATATTTAATTTCATTTTTGTTCTCTTTTTTCATGATTTCCACCTCAAATTTAATATTTTGCACTTGACATTAGGTTCTTCAAAAAACTGAAATGGGAGTGACACATGGACAACGGCTAGCAAGAATACTTACCTTATTCTTATAATAAAAAAATAAAGTAAGTAAGTATTCTGAAACGGTCGTTTTACTATGGAATCCGTTGCCCTTGTTTGAATACTAGCTTTCGCTATAACTGACTTTTAACATGTAATATCTATCCTACATGCTTGAATAAAAGGGAATTTGTAACAATAACAAATAAATTCAATAACCTTTGATTTATTCAATTTTCAGCTTTACCCATACCGTTAGTATGCTAGATAACCACCAGACCTTATGTAGTCCTCACATAGACTTGACACACCGTAAACAAGGAAACGGTCTAATTGTGTCAACGCTGACTTTATGCAGCCCCTCAGCTTAGGTTATGGCGGTTATAGTGTGTGCTATGCTTTCCACTACCTTACAGTTTCTAAAAAAGACAATAAGAAACTAAGCCTATTGACCACATTTTTTGAAAAATGGTATAATAGACGTACAAGAAGGATTTGTTCTATTCAATTTTTAGTCGAGTTGGATCAAATAAAATCTTCGTTGGACTCCTACTGCACATAGGAGTCTTTTTTTTGTTTAGTTTGTTGTAAAGCTTGTCCTATATTAATTACTTTAAATTCATAAGAGGACTTGATGAAATTGCCTTATTCAACAATTGCTCATCATTCATACTCTGCAAATATCTCTGGGTAATAGAAATGTCAGAATGACCGAGAAGACGACTTAGTGAATACAAATCTAAAGTGCCACTATTCAAAGATTGCACTGAGTAAAAGTGGCGGAATGTATGTGGAGATACTCTTTTACCTTCAATACAAGCTCTTTTCCCAGCTTCCTTAATGATATTGTGTATTGCTACATGAGACATTTCTCCGCCAGTATAAGATAAGAAATAATTATCAAATGTTACTTTGTCTTCAAAGTACTGTTTTTTCTTTCTCTCATACTTAATCAAAATTCTTTTTAAAGCCGGACTCACAAAAACAACTCTTTCTTTATTCCCCTTTCCATTTACTAGAATTGTAGTTTCTTTTAGATTAATTGATTTTAGCCCTCGGATCTCCATTGCTCTTAATCCACAATCAGCAAGCATAGCCACAATTGCTTTGTTTCTGGCTTCTAAGTATGTTTTATAAGAAAAAGCTTCTACCATGGATTGGACTTCCTTAAGAGTAAAACCCTTTAATACTTTTTTCGGTACTCTTGGTAACTCAACTTTCGAAGCAATATTTTTCTCAATATACTCTTCTCTTACACACCAAGAGTAGAAAGCCCGTATCAACTTTAACATTGTAATAACACTTTGAGGTTGAAGTCCTTTTTCTGTTTTATATCTTGCATAAGTTCTAAGATCAAGTAGAGTAATTTTTTCAAAATCTATAATTCCACGTTCTTCCTTTAAATAAATTTTAAACTGTTTCAATTCTTGCCTTTTATTTATCATTGTTTTCTTAGTGAAACCTTTTGCTCGGCAGTAGTATAAATATTCTTCTAGAACATCTTCTAACAACAAAAAAACCACTCCCCATTGGTTTATTTTCCAATAGAAAAGTGGTTTCGAATTAGTATAATGAAAGATTGAGTTAGAAATTATAAATCTCATATGAAGGATTAACCCAAGTAAGTTTTTCAACGAGATTATTCCACACAT